ATGGAACTCTTTGGTTGAACTTGGGTGATAGTTATAACGGTAGTGGAAAAGCCGGTGCCAATCCAGAATACGCCGAGCGTCACACCGCCTTTGGTAAGAAGTTAGATGCCGGTTATCACGGAAAACCAGTCAGAGTCAAAAATCTAAAACCAAAAGATCTTATTGGTATTCCGTGGATGGTTGCGTTTGCTCTTCGTAGTGATGGATGGTATCTTCGTCAGGACATTATTTGGCACAAACCATCAACTATGCCAGAATCTGTTACTGATAGATGCACAAAAGCACACGAGTATATCTTCCTTCTTTCCAAGTCAAAGACATATTACTATGATGCGGAAAGTATAAAGGAACCAGTCAAACAAGATTGGGGAACGAGAGATAGAAAAAACGGAAAGTATCACAATACTGGAACTGGTTTGAATCCTCATACTGGATTACAAAAGTCATATGAGAAGGCAAACAAACGTTCCGTATGGTCAGTATCACCAAAACCATTTCACGGTGCACACTTTGCAACTTTCCCACCCGATCTGATTGAACCTTGTGTTATTGCAGGTTCACCCGAAGGTGGAATTGTATTAGACCCATTCTTCGGGTCAGGAACAACTGGTTTGGTCTCAATGAAAAACAACAGAAAATATCTTGGATGTGAACTAAATTCTGAGTATATTGATATTGCTAAGGAAAGATTAAAGCCAGTAGAAACAGAAATCAAAAACAAAGAAATCGCGGAATCTTTAATTCAGAACTATTTTCAATTCTAACAAACAATTTTAGACAGGAGTAAAAATGGAAAAGTCAAGACTGATGAACTTTATCAGTAAGTATCATCTAAATGGATTGATTCAATCTGTATCGTGGAACTCTAACGGTTCCTTATCTACACGATTCATCTCGGATGATAAGTCCGTTGTTGGAGAAGTTACACTTAATATGTTCAATGGACAGAAAACAATCTTGGGTGTTTATAACACAGACTTGTTGGTAAAGCTACTGAGTGTATTGGGACACGAGATTAACTTTAACGTAAACCTATCTGGTGATAAAGCATATTCTCTTACCTTAGATGATAACTCGTCCACCGTCAATTATATGCTCGCAGATATGGCAGTTATTCCACCTGCACCAGACCTCAAACAACTTCCCAACTTTGAACTTACAATCAAGATCACAAAAGAGTTTATCGATAAGTTCATCAAGGCAAAGTCAGCTCTTCCAGAGATTGAACACTTTACAATCGCAAAGAACCCAAAGACCGATAAGTATCAAATTGTTCTTGGATATTCTAACTTGAACTCCAACAGAATTTCAATCGATATTGAATATGAAATGACTGCGGACATTGACCCAATCTCATTCTCTGCAAAGTATTTCCGTGAAATCCTTGCATCAAACAAAGACCTGAATGGTGCAACTCTCATGGTTTCATCGGAAGGTCTTGCAAAGGCAGAGTTTGAAATTGATGGATTTGAATCTAAGTATTACTTGGTTAAGCTAGAAAACAATTGATATGAATAGTCTGTAAAAATAAAGGGAACTTCGGTTCCCTTTTTCATTTGGAAATGTCCCGAAAATTCCGTATATTGTATTCATCTGATAACAATAAGGTTTCAAAATGTTCAATCCCCAACACACTCTCTATGTGGAAAAGTATCGTCCACAATCACTTGACACGTATATTGGAAACGAAACAATCAAGGAAACGTTCAAGAGATACCTACAATCGGGTGATGTTCCGCACCTTCTTCTTTATGGTGACGCCGGTAGTGGTAAGACAACACTTGCAAAGATTGTAGCCAACACAATTTCAAAAGACAATTACATTTACATAAATGCTTCCGATGAGAACTCCATTGATACCGTCCGAGACAAAATCAAGCAGTTCGCATCGTCAATCGGTTTCGGTGGTTTGAAGATCATCATTCTCGATGAGTCCGATTACCTTACACCAAATGCTCAAGCTGCTCTCCGTAATATCATGGAGACATTCAGTAAGACAACACGTTTTATTTTGACGTGTAACTATGTTGATAAGATTATTGACCCCATCCAATCTCGTTGTCAAATCTTCAACATTGTTCCACCATCAAAGAAAGATGTTGCGATTCACACGATGGGAATTCTTGAATCGGAAGGCGTGGAGTTCTCTAAGGAAGATTTAGCACAGATCATCAATATGACGTATCCTGATATTCGACGTGTTCTGAATACAGTTCAACGTTGTATCCTCGATGGTAAGATGCAACTCGATAAGTCAACTCTTGTTCAAAACAATTTCTACTCAACGATTGTTGATGAATTGAAATCGAACAAGTCAAAGAAAGAAAAGTTTCTATCTATTCGTCAAATACTTGCAGACAATTCGGTTCGTGATTACACACCACTGTTCAGGTATCTTTACGATAATGTTGATTCATATGCCAACGGAGTTGTATCCTCTATCATCTTGATTCTTGCGGAATCACAATACAAGGACGCTTTGGTTGTTGACCACGAAATAAATGCAATGGCAATGTTTACACAGATCATTATGGAAATTGATCAACGAAAATAATATGGAGATAAACAAAATATACAATGAAGATTGTTTGGATACAATGAAGAGAATGCCAGATAGTTTTGTTGATTTGGTAATCACTTCTCCACCTTACAATATGATCACACAGGTAAAATACAACAAGTATATCAAACGAGTATCTAATACACACAAGGCAAATAAATACGTAGACTTTAATGATGGTCTTGGAATAGATGAATTCTATGAACTACATAGTTCTATTTTGAAAGAAATCCTACGAGTATCAAAGGTTGTCCTCTACAATTTTCAGATCGTTTCTGGTAGTAAGGAAGCATTTTTCAAAATGATTGGTGATTTTAACAAGTATATCAAAGACATCATAATTTGGGACAAGATAAATTGTCTGCCTGCAAGTAGAGATCAAATTTTGAATGCTGGGTATGAAATGATCTTAGTAATGGAAAATGATGCACATCTTGGTAGAACAATAAAGAATGCCACGTTTAAACGTTGTGAGATGGATAACATTATTAGAGTTCCTAGAAAAAAAGAAACCATTGATAATGTGAAACACAATGCAGCCTTTCCAGAACAGCTTTGTGATGTATTGATAAAAGGATTCTCTAAACCAGGTGACATAGTTTATGATCCATTTATGGGAACAGGGACAACCGCTAAAATGGCTTTGGTGAATGATAGAAAATATATCGGCAGTGAAATATCAAAAGAGTATCATCATATTGCCGAAAAAAGAGTGAATGACTTAAATGACAAAAGTAAAACCGTAGAATTATCTAACAAGTTTTTTGAGTAAAGGAGAAAACAATGAGCAAGATTTTAGGAATCGATGGTGGAAATGTCCCACCACAACAACCACAACAACAACGAGTCAATCTAAACCTGGCCGATGCACAGGACATAGTTTGTTCAAAATGTGGTGGACACTTTTTCCATCAGGTAACTTTCTTCAAGAAAATTTCTGCATTAGTGTCACCAACGGGACAAGAGGGAATTGTTCCACTTGAAACATACGCTTGTCTTGAATGTGGAAACATTAACTCTGAATTCCTCCCACAAGGGTTTGGTCAGAATGGCTAGGAATTTATTTGATCTTATCAAGGCGGTTTCCAAAGAGAAAGTAAAGTGGGAATCACTTGAACCAGAAGATCAGAAAGCGTGGAATAACTTTCTTATTTCACGGTGGTTTTCTATGGAGATGGATTTGGTGGAAGCCATCAATGACTTTCAAAAGTATTCAAACGGTATCCTTACATCAAAGGATTACTACAAACTTCTTTATGACGTATTACCAAAGGTTTCGTTTTTCTTGAAATACGTCAAGAAGAAAAAGAAGATTGAGTTGGATTCAAAATTCATTGATGTCTTCTGCCAACATTTCCAGCTTGGTAAACTCCAAACTTTTGAGTATATTACAATCCTTCAACAACAGAACCCAGATGAACTTGTAGAGATATTGAAATCATATGGGTCAACCAAAGAAGAACTAAAACAATTTGAGAAACAGATAAAGACAATAAAATGAGGAACACAATGTCAATAAAAGAAATTGATCTAGGAAGAAAAGAAGATCCAATCGTTCTCGAAATGGAAGCTAAATATCCAACGATGACCGATGACTTCAAACGAATTCAACGTGAACAGTATGAACTGTTTTGCCGCAAACAATCGAATTACGGTCCTGATAATATCTCATTGGGAACAACTCTTGAAAGAGAACAAGATCGTAAGTTGTCACTTCAAGGTTTGTTCTTCCGATTGAATGATAAGATCAATCGTTACAAGCAAATGATTATGTTTGGTGCAGTAGATGCTGTTGGTGAATCATTAGAAGATACATTCAAAGATATTTCTGTTTATGGAATTATTGCCCAGTTGGTGAGAAACGGAACGTGGGGTAAATAATGACTGACGCAAAGGTTTCCTTTTCACAGTATCAAATGTGGAAAGGGTGTCCGCATCGTTGGAAACTAAATTACATTGACAAGGTTGGTCTATCATCACCATCCCTTGCACTTGTGTTTGGAACGGCGATGCACGAAGTATTGCAGATGTATATTGAGATTCTGTATAAAGGTTCTATCAATGAAGCTAATGCACTACCAGTAGAAGACCTACTAAAAGAGAAGATGTCAGAAGAATACAAAACACTTCTCGCTGAGAACCAGAACAATCACTTCTCTTCCTCAAAAGAAATGGAAGAATACCTACTTGATGGAATTCATATTCTGCGTTGGTTCAAAGCCCACCGTGACGAATTCTTTATGAAGAAGGGATGGGAAAT